CTAATTGTTTTATGAAAACAACACTTTAAAGAATGTGTTACAAATCTCTACTTCATAACACATTTTATAATATTTCCAAAAGTAAACTATTTATTTACTTTTTATTGATTTATTTACTATTTAGATTCATTCTAAATAATTAGGTAACTGTAATCATTATACTATATTTTATACTTACCTGACCTTAGATATTGATTTTATTGGTATCTAAGTCCAATTAGGTAAGTGTAATTGTAATTTTAGGAAAAAAATTTATTTTGCGTTTTTTATAATTTGATGTATTTGAAATAATTTTTTCGCATTTTTTCAGTTACACTTACCTGTTTTAGTTACCTAATTAATTTCAAAACAATTTAAATTGGTATAATATTTACCATTAAATTCTCTTGATTCAGCATCAAAACTAAATATTCTTTGATCGCCAACTGATATTCTTTGTTCAATTGCTTTGCGAACTAATTGTAATTGTACTGTTTTAGGATATTGGCCCTCAGTTTCAATTAATATTGGTTGCAACTTAAACTTATCACTAATCTGTTTTACTTCTCCGATTTGAAGGATCTTTCCTTTGATTTCCATTTTATTTATATATTGATTTTAAAAAGTTTCTTGCTTCAATTACTCGTGATTTAATAAATTCGTATTTTGCTGAATCCCTCTCAAACTGTTTAGCGTGGATTCTTTCACCAATTGGAATTTCAATAAAATTATTTATAAGCTTATCGGTTTTAGCATCACCGCCAAGCCCTTGAGTATCTATAATCCTAAAAAATGATTCTTTAGTGTAAACCATATTGGCTATAATTTGTACTTCTTCCCATTCATCAATTTCACCTGCATAGTTAATTTCTTTAAATATGTTTAAATCAGGTGCATCTTCTAAAACGTAAATCAATTGGAACATTGGTCTATCGTATAGCTCCATATAGCACTGACCTTGCCATTCATACATTTTATTGTCAGATGTTTTAGAATCGTGAAAAGTAAATAAATCCCAACTGTTTTTAATGTCAATTATACTATCACCAGTATCAATATCACATTCACCAGTTATAAAATCATTGTAAATACGTGTATCGTTCTTTACATAGTTAGTATCAAATAGGCTGTTATAGGCATTTATTGCTGATCCTTCACAAGCTATACCTTTTTCAGTATATTTACTTGTAAACTCTTTATACCTACCATAACGCTTCTGCAAATACGTTTTAATTGCAAGTTTCTCACCTGTTGCTCCAAGTCCAGCTTTACCACATAGGCCACCGACTGAGCTGCTTCTAAATATTAAGTTATCTATCATATTATCTTATAAATTTAACCCTTACTGCATCCACCATAGAACCAAATGCAGCTACTTTAGTTACATACAAAATTAATTCTTTGCCAACCCATTGCTCTATGTATGGAGTTGCTGTTACCTTTGTAATTATTTTCATATTCTCTTTATTTAAAATCATTGGTTTTTTAGCTCCTTTGAAATGGGCTAAGATGCAATTCTTGGTTTCAAGCTTTTTGCCATTAAATAATTCAATATTTACATTTTCTATTTTTTCAATAGTTACTTTAAGTTCCTGATCAGGTTTAAAGTCATAGCTTCCAATATATTTTGGATCGGTTAGCTTTTTCCAGTGTGTTAAATTTTCCATTTCTTTATTTGTTTTTTTGTTTGTTCTAATTGTTTTTTATAAATCTTTAATTTATCCTGAAGTAAAGCCAATTGCTTTAGTATTACTTTTGCGTTATTTTCTAAATCTGCTAACTCCATTGGTTTGGTTGGCTAATTAAGTTAAGTGTTGCTGTGATTGAATATAGCAGCCATTGTGCTTGATGCTTCTTTAAAATATTGCGTTCATTTATTGCTATGTTTCGTAATCTACTTATTTTGTCATATCGGTTACGTAGTGTGTCTATTCTGCTCATTCTTTGTACCCTCCATCGTTATTGTAGTATTCTACTATGTCTTTATTCGTGGCTAAAATCGTTTTAATTTCATTCACATAAGGTAAACTGCATAGCTTTGGTGATTCGCCTAATAACTGCTTTATTATCGTTTGAGATTGCACTTGGAATGTATCAGCTAACTTACCGATGTACTCTTGTCTTTTTAGTAGTTCTTGAACCACTGATTTTTTAAGTCTTACTTTTTGCATAATTTTAAAATAAAGGTTTGTTGTGTTTTTCTGTTTGTATAAATTCCGCTTCTTTTCATTGAACCACTAATTGAACTATTAGTAGTTTTTAATATTCGTGCTGCTTTGCTCATACTTACATTACTTGCTATTAATTCACGTGTTGCGCTAAAAATATCTATTAATGTAGGTGCAAAGTTCATTTCATATAGTTCTAATGGTGTCATATAGATGCTTTCTCCATTAGTATTGTTACCACTTCGTTGAACTTTGAATCAAACTCTTTTTGAGTACCTATTTCAGTTCCATTTAAAGCAATGCTTGTATAACTCATAGCTATTGCTTCACTGTCTTTTGCAAAACATATCTGTACTGCTTGTTCTTCACTTACTATTTTGTAATAATAGCAAATGTTTTTTCTGAACGCAGGTAACTCAAGTTCGTGCGTTTCTTGGATTGTTTTTGTGATTGTAATTTCCATTGTTTGATTGTTTAGTCGTGGGTGATTAATAAGATTACATAAGTCATAAGAAACATAGCTACTACAAGTAATGCTCCTATAATAATTTCTGCGATTTCGTTGTGGTTTTTCATTATTTCGTGTTATAAATTATTCCTTGTGATTGGTAATAGTCTTTTACTTCTTTGATTGCATCGTTAAAATAAGTTACTGCAAAGCTATTGTCAAGCATATTCTTGCCACCTATGTTATTACCTGTATCAGTTAAAACGCAGTAGCCTATATCTTTTTTGTAAAGTGTTAGTTCTACCATAAACTCATTTGTAATTGAGTTGTAAAAAGTTAGTGATGTGATTTTTTCCATTTTGTTATTGCAGTGTAAGATGCTGCTCCCTTTTTATTTTTTATAATTCTTTATCAGTCATTATATAACCAACAGGAAACTTTTTTTTGCATTCACTTCCGATTCCCATTACCCAAGCATCCGAATATTTGTTTTTATCTGATGATGGATATGCACCACCTCCAAAAATAGAATTTATAAAGTATTTTGGGTTAGTAATTGCTTTACCGCAGCAAGGACAATGGTCTAAATTTTCATCGTATGCCTTTTCTTGATTTCTTTCAAACATTGCATTATTAGATATTCTTGGAATGTAAATAATGTTTAAGGGTTCTTTTAAGTTTTCCATTTTATTTGTTGTTAATTGTTTGACAAATATACAATCATTATTATTACAAAACATAATAATTTTTTTATTTATTTTATAAGTGTTTGATAATTAACGTATTTATTTTTTAAAGAGAGCATAAAAAAGCCCAAATAAATGAATATTTGGGCTAATGTTTTATATGCAGTATGTCAGTTCAAACCTTATATTTTTACTATATTATCTATTTTACTTATTTGATACTGGTGCAAAAAGTTTCCAAGTTTATCTACTAACTTCTCATCTAACCAACTTTCAGAATCTGCATAAAATAACAGGCAATGCATCAACTCGTGATAAAATGTAGCATCAATTATTTCGGTTTTGTAATCAACCCAAACTTTTTTTGATTTAAATTTATTTGCAATTATTATTTTGTTTTCAAAAGGTATAAACTGACCATAGCACTTGTTCTTATGGCAGTATTCATTATCAATAATTACTTCAATTGTTTGACCTAATATCTGAAAGCTACTTATCATTACAAGTCCATTAGTTCGTTAATCGCAGTAGTTCCGTTAATTACAACACCGCAACCAATAGCAGGTTTCTTTCCATACTTGGCGTAACTAAAAGCAATATGCTTGTGATTTATTCCACAACCAACTTGCATTCCAAACACTTTAAAATTAGCACCTACAAACCATTCAGTATAAGCCTGTGTATGTAAATGCCCACTTACAGTTGACATCATATCGGATTTACATTTTACCTTTGCTGTGCCACCTTCTCCGTGCAAATACTGTACATTGTCTATAACGTGCCTATCAACAAAATTCCACGTAGGTACTTCTAAAACATCTTTGTAATCACGAATCCATTTACTACTTATACCTCCCGTTTGTGCCTTTCGCATTATTAGCCTATCGTGATTACCTATAATAACAGTTGCATTAGGGAAGTAATCGTGCCATTTTTTAAGTTTGCTAATTGCAAACTCTAACTCATCACCACCACCAATTGAATCAGGTATTGTTTCGTGGTAACTTGCAAAATGATTGTCAACTATATCACCAATAAATACTACTTCATTGCAGCCATAAATAGCATAAACATCTTTACAGAACTCAAAATAACCATCAAGGCAAAAAGGTTCGTGTAAGTCACCAATAACTAACACTTTATTTTCTTTCCTTTCGGTTTTTAACGACTTAATAAAGTCATATTCTTGCTGTGTTAATCGTGGTCTGATTGTATTCATTATTTCATTCCAAATAAGTTCTTGATTATATCTAATGTTTCATCAGGTGGAGTTATATCCTTAACCTCAATGAAATTAAGCCTATCGTTTATCTGTTGCTTGGCTTCTTGTACGTTTCTTGCACGTACAATAGTGTACATTTTTCTGCCATTAAACTCGTATGCTATCTTATATTCTTTCATTATTCATTATTCATTATTCATTATTTTATGGAAATATGCAATAGCAAAATAAAATAATATTAGCAATGGTAAAATATACCAATAATCCGCACCTAACTGTTTATACCAACTTAATTTAGGGCAGTTGACAGGTATTTCAATTAATACTTTTTTCTCGTAGTATATAGTATCGCCTTTACACTTACCGACAATCTCTATCTTATTCCCTATCTTAATGTACTTAATCTGTATCTTATTTTTTGTAATAAAGATAGAATCCACAGTATCATTAAACACTGTATCTACTTGTATAGAATCAACTATTATAGTATCGTGAATGGTTACTATTACACTGGCTGTATCTTTATTGCAAAACTTTTCTATTGCTTGTTGCTTAGTATAACAGCTACAAATTAAACAGTAAAGTATGGCTATTATGATTGAGTATATTGATTTCATTTGCGTGTTTTCTTATTAGTTTGTGTTGTGCGTTTGTCTATTTCTTTCTGCTTATATTTAGCTTCTATTATAGCCACTATTTTTGCTCTTTCTATATCTACACTATCTAAAGTATAATTCGCTTTCTGCTGCCCTTCTTTTAACCAATCCATTTAGTATTTTTCCACCACCTTTATTCCACTTTGCAAACTCTAATCCTATAGTAATATCATTTGGATTTGCATTTACTTTTTTAAGCAATGTACTTGATTTTAAATTAGCATTTCCACAGTTATAAGCAAAGTCAGTTAATGCATCAAATTGGTTTTGGTTTATGTCATCACGACAATAAGCATCTACTGCTTGTTCATATTGTTTTAAAGTATCTTTTAATAACTCAATAGCTTGTAATTCGGTTATTGGGTTATCTTTTAAAGTAACTTTTAAGCCATTGGCATAACGAGTGCTACCATAGCCAATCGTTGCAACATTTGCTGGACATAAATAAGGTATTTTACTAAAGCCTTCAAACTTTTTAATTAATTCAATTAGGTTATTACTTGCTTCCGTTATTTTCATTTGATTTAATTTTAGTCAAATATCCACCAAGTGCTATTACAGCAGGTATGATTAACTTATTCCAATCTTTTGTAATATCAAATGTACTCATATCAATTGTACTCCACGCAGTAGCTATTGCTACTATACCACCAATAATAGTTGAAGTGTGTGATTGCCAATTTTGTTTAATCTTGTTCATACCAATTCTTAATAATTTTAGCTATTGAAAGTATTGAAAATATAAGTGCTGCTGTTCCTGCTAATACTTGAATGATTGGTAGTACAGATATTGCAATTGCAGTTAATACACCTGCCCAAGCAAATCCGTTGTCTATGATTAGTAGTATATTTTTGTTCATTATAATTCAACTATTTTAGGTTCAAAATCAATTAAAGGCAATGCTTGTAATTGGTCTTTTATTTCTGCAAAATTTATATCAGTTAAAACAGCATCATTCACAACCCAATTATTATTTTTGTCTTGAATAAATTGAAGAACCGCACCGTTTTTATATGTGCCTTCTAATTCTGTTTTTTTTGCTAATGTTGCTTTTAATACTTTCATATTCCTAATGCTGTAAAAAGGTTGTCTAATATTGTTCTTAATGCTACATTGTCTAATGAGTTTGAACCGTGCCCACTTGCTATGTGATAATTTGTGTCATAATCTCCGACTGGTGCAGACGAAAAATTTGTTGTTAATTCAAAAATATTATCATTTGGTCTTGCTGTACTTCCAGTACTTCCGCTTGTTTCTATTC